ACAACTTTAATTTTAGGTATACATGAATCGTAAAGTAACAGTAATAGGTGGGGCCGGATTTATCGGATCTCACCTTGTTAAATCACTCGTAGAGCAAGGGTTCCGAGTAACCGTAATCGATAATCTATCGACCGGTAAGAAAAGCAACATTAAAAACTTAGCGATTGACCTAAGAGTCTACGATATTACAGGGGATCCCAAGAAGATCGCCGCCATCATTAAAGGTTCAGAATGCGTATTCCATTTAGCCGCATTAACTTCTGTCCAGGAGTCATTAGAATCACCTACTCTATATAATTTAGTAAATGTAATAGGAACCTCAAACGTGCTTGAAGCGTGTCGAATCGCTGGTGTATCGGAATTAGTGTTTAGCTCAACTAGTGCAGTATACGGAAACACTGAGTTATTTCCAACTAATGAATCTGTACCGCTTGATCCAATTTCAACCTATGCGTTAACTAAACAGATTGGGGAAAATTATTGCAAATTATATTCTTCAATTTACAGAATAAAAACGACGTGCCTTAGATATTTCAATGTTTACGGTCCAAATTCAAATCCTGACAGTTCATACCGCTCAGTCATTCCAATATTTTTAGAAAAAGCTAAGGCTGGCAAACCTTTACCAATCACAAATGACGGAGAACAGCGAAGAGATTTTATTCACGTATCAGATGTAGTTAGAGCAAATATTGCTGCATTACACTCACCAGCATACAATGCGCTCGCTAACGCTTCAGATAAGTATCACCGAATTATTAATATAGGAAGTGGAGAAAATATCAGCGTAAATCAAATCGCTGAAATGGTTGGCGGAAAAACGGTAAATGTAGGTTTTAGATTAGAGCCGAAGATTAGTTTAGCTGACGTCACTGCCGCTAAATCGTATCTTGATTGGAACCCGTTAATTAAATTAGAAGATTGGCTTAAAGGTCAAACATTGTAGCAAACGCAGACTGTCCGTCTATCTTAATGTCCAAGCCTAATCCTACTTTATATGGATCAGATATATCGTCCATTTTAAATGCATTAGCTGCAATTGAGTAAGGTCGACTGAATAAAACATATTCATTAATTTGATCGTTTGCCTCCTTTTCCATAGCGCTAATGTCTGATTGCTCAAATTCAAAAAGATACTTTTCGGCATTGAATCCAATATCTTCCCCAAGAACTTCACCTGCTCTAGTAAGTAGCGTCATTCTAATTTGTTGAAGAGCATTTTCAATTGAGTCATTTGATTCATAAATACCTTCTTGGTAGTTTGGATCGCCTGGTGCTCGTAAGTATAGGTCTTTTCCTACTGGTTGTGTTGCCATGTCTTAATTACCATCTTGCAAAGTACAAGAAGTCTGGAGTATTTTCGCCTTTCATCATTTCAAGTACTTGAGTAAGCTCATTTTCAGCTTTAGTGACTAGATTTGTGTAGTTAGGTTTGATTCCGCCTGGAAGATTATAATCGAATGTCGTTAACAGATCACCAAGTCTCAATTTAGCCTTTGCTCTTACGTATCTTTGAAACAATTCATCATTATACAGATCATCAGCTGGGATTTTCTTAGCGATCGTTAGAACAATACCGTTTTGTCTAGGGGTTCTTCCGAGTATTGTTAGTTTTCGAGTATTCTTATTGTAGTCGTATGCAAAAGTGTCAATGGTAAAGCCTTTAACTAGGTCAAGAAACGAGAAGATAATCGTTCTGTACATAATAGATTCCCCAATGAATGGTGTTAAAAATACCTCTGACCCAATGAACTTATTATCCGCAAAATCCGCATCCATTGTTCCAAACATTGAGCCTGAAGAATTGGGCTGCTTAACATCATGAACGAAACCTACGCACTCAGGTAACTGAATCGTTCTGTGCTGCTTAAATCCAGTAGACGTAAAAACTTCTTGAGGAATCAGTAAATATCGCGGTTCAACTGCATGTTTCCAGTTATCATAAAAATATCTCTCAGAATTAGTGATGATACGTTTAATCTCTGGTTCTGGAATAGAATAAGGTAGCGCTTTTGCAAACGTTAATTCATCCTGGATGTCTAATATTAACTCGTCTAACGTCATTTCGTTAAGTAATTTTATGCAGTCTTAGTAGCCTTTGCTTTCTGCTCAGCTTGTTGTTCAATCTGCTTGATTTTAGTCAATAGCTGAATCTTTTCTGCATCAGTTGCAGCAGCTGCGACTTGGTCCCTAAGTGCTTTGGTCTGATTAATTATATCGATCTGTGCTTGAGTATCAGCTGAGCTCTCTTGAATAGGAGTTTTAGATACTTTCGTGTAATCAGGCTCAGTTACCTTAACTTGAGATAGATCAGCACTCTTAACTTGATCAATTGTTTTTTCTTTCTTAACTTGATCAGGTTTTGAGGCCGTTGCATGTTTCTTGGGATCGCTTAAGTTAGACCCTTTATGAAAATCGTCGAAGTTTAAAATTTTGTTACTCATAGTAGTTACTTTTTATTATTTATTAGATTCCATATACTCGTTAAATCGTAGGACTTTATAAACTCTAGGATTTGAGCCGATTCTGGATGGAGTCGAATTAGTTGTCATATCTCGCTTAGAATACGGCGCTGTATTCAACCAGTGCTGAGGAAGCCCACCCACAGCCACATTTACTGGAGTAGGTTGAATATTCATATCAGTTCTTTGTTGAAATGAACTGGCTGGTACAGTAATTTCACCAGATGACATTTTATTATTATGTGGATTGTCCATATTGATTATTTATTCACGGCCTAACCTAAATAAAAAAGCTCGGAATGTTCCGAGCTTTAGTTTTATATTTAATTATGAATTTAAGCTTTAGTAAAAATAGCTTTGCCTAATGCTCCGCCTAGTTCAATAACATTACTTCCTTCTTTTTTAACAAGTGCAGCAATTTCGCTTTCATCAAAGTCTTTAGTTTGTCCTTTACTATCAGTTACCGTATAGTAATTTCCCATCCAACCTTCTTTTGGACCGTCTATGTGTTGAATAATGATAGGGCCGCTGTAGATCGGAGACTTCACCGTTACTTTATATGGGGTTTTTCCTACATATACTACGTATTTACTCGCATCTGGTGTTACCCATTTTCCTCCAGCCTTTGGATATTGAATAGCTCTTTCGTTAATCGGCTCTTCCACATCAACCTCAGCCGCTGCTTCCATCATACACTTACTCATGTACGAGCCAACTTCATTTAAGTAATTCTCGTATGTATGGTTAGGATCTGCGTCTTCATCGCACATTTGAGCCTCTTTAATTAGAATTTCTTCGCATACTGATTTAACTGCATTCTGTGCTTCTTCTGACATTGCTGGGCTGTAGCCTTCGGTCATTGGTGACCAACACTCATTAACGAAATTTTCAAATGTGTTAGAAGCTTTACCTTCAGTATCCTCTTTCGACTTATTAAGTAATTTAAAATCGCCTGAATCAATTTTTCCATTTCGATTCTTATCTAAGTTCTTTTGTTTACCTTTAAGTTTTTCGTCAATTTCATCAGATACAACTTCAAGTTCTACTGGAATAGAGTACTCATGATCTCCGTGCATTGCCGTTAGCATGCCGTTACCGTCATAGTCGAATCTAAGCTCAAGCTCTTCACCTGATTTACTTCTAATAACGATCATTGCATGGTCGTCTCCATGATCTCCCAATGAAACTATTTCTACTGGATGCATTTCATCCAAATTTTCATCAGCTACTCTTGGATTAGCGCCAATTGCATCTTCTTTACCTTTCATGAAATTAGGCACTCTGTTTTTACCAAATCTTCCCATTATGTATGGTTATTTTTGATTATTTATCTGCAGACGTTTACTTAAATGATAAGTTTTCTTCTTTGGCTTTATGAGTAATCACCAATTTATCACCATCTTTAATCTTTCCGTCGATAAAGGCCTCTGCTATAAGATCTTCTACGTGATTTTGAATAACTCTCTTTAGTGGACGAGCTCCAAATTTAGGGTCATAGCCATTTTCAATTAAGAATTCTTTTGCCTGTTTAGTCAACTCAACAGTGTATCCATTTTCCTTAACTCTAGCATACAGGTCTAAAAGTTCAATTTCAACGATCTTAGTAATATCTTCTTTCTTAAGAGTCTCGAAGATAATAATATCATCTAGTCGATTGATAAACTCTGGTGCAAACTGCTTACTAACAGCCTTCTTTAGAACGCTTGCTGCGATCTCTTTCTGCTTTTCAAATTGATCAACAGCTGACGAGAATCCAATACCTCCTCCAAAATCTTGCAATTCCTTAACTCCCAAATTAGAAGTCATAATAATCACAGTATTTTTAAAATCTATTTTACGACCAAGCCCATCAGTTAAATGGCCTTCATCCAATACTTGAAGTAGAGTGTGAAAAATATCAGGATGAGCTTTTTCGACCTCGTCCAATAGAACTACTGAATAGGGTTTACGCTTAACTCTCTCAGTAAGCTGACCACCTTCATCGTATCCAACGTATCCTGGAGGAGCTCCTATTAATTTAGTCGACGTAAATTTTTCTCCAAACTCAGTCATGTCTATTCTGATTAACGAGTCCTCTGAGTCGAACATGAATTTTGCAAGCTGCTTTGCCAATTCGGTTTTACCAACACCAGTTGGGCCGAGGAACATGAAAGTCCCAATTGGTCTATTTTTAGACTTAAGCCCTGCTCTTGATCGCTGGATTGCTTTTGTTAATTTGACCACTGCTTCAGGCTGACCGATTACTCGATCCTTTAACCAGCTTGCCATATTAGCAAGTCTTTCAAGCTCAGAACCTTTGAGTCTAGTAATTGGAATTCCAGTAATTGCGGCAACTACTGATGCGATATCTTCTTCTGAAACATTTAGGCGATTCACCTTTAATGATTCTTCCCATTTTGATTTTTCTTCGTCAATTTCTGACATTACCTTAAGTGCTTCGTCTCTCAATTTAGCAGCCGCTTCGTACTGTTGTCCATCTACTGCCTTTTGTTTGCGTTCGCTTACCTCAACTAATTTTACCTCAAGTGACTTAATTTCTTCAGGTACAACTACTCCGTTTATGTGAACTGCTGAGCCAGCTTCGTCCATTAAGTCAATCGCTTTATCCGGTAGAAATCTGTCCTGTAAGTATCGATCACTGTAGGTAACGCAAGCATCAAGTGCTTCGTCAGTGTATCTTACTGAGTGATGGTCTTCGTACTTCTGGCGTATATTCTGGATGATCTGGCGAGCTTGTTCTGGCGTAGATGGATCTACCATCACTTGCTGAAATCTACGATTCAGGGCACCATCTTTTTCAATAGATCCTCTAAATTCGTCAAGCGTTGTTGCACCAATACACTGAATCTGTCCACGAGAAAGTGCAGGTTTCAGGATATTCGCCGCATCCAATGATCCGCTAGCTGAGCCAGCTCCAATTAGGGTATGAATCTCATCTATGAATAGGATAACATGCGGATTTTGTTGAACTTCGTCAATTATTTGTTCCATTCGCTCTTCGAATTGACCTCTGTACTTTGTACCTGCTACTAAATTCGCAAGCTCAAGAGTAACGATCTTTTTATCGAATAGAACTCGTGGACAAGTTTTGTCAATGATCATTTTTGCAAGACCTTCGACGATGGCAGTTTTACCAACTCCAGGCTCTCCAATCAAGAGAGGATTGTTCTTTTT